GGCGCTAACCTGCCCGCAGTCGCTTCCCTGTCCACCGCCCTTCGCTCGATCAGCAACAACGTTGGCGAGGCTGGTGTTGCCATCTTAAAAATGGACAAGACCGGCCATTGGGTGTTCGGCGCAGACCAAACCGAAGTTGAGGACGGCAGCAAGTGGGCCGTCAATCCTTTCTCGTTTGTCCACGGCTTTATCGCGTGGGGTGACGGTGAGGTGCTTGGCGAGAAGATGGTCAGCGTTACGCAGCCGCTTCCCGAAATGGAAGCTGCGCCTCCCAACGCCAAGCGCGGCTGGGAAGTGCAGATCGGCTGCAGCCTGAAGTGCATTTCGGGCGACGACGAGGGTCTGGAAGTTCGCTTCTCGACCACTAGCGTCGGTGGCAAGAAAGCAGTGCAGTCGCTGGCCGTCGAGATCGCTGGCGCGGTCGAGAAGGATCAGACCAAGCCTGTGCCGGTCGTGGTGCTGAAGAAAGACCATTACGTCCATAAGTCCTATGGACGTATCTACACCCCGATCTTTGAGGTGGTGGAGTGGGTGTCCATGGACGGTGCTGCAGCGGAAGAGCCGGAAGCAGAACAGAGCGAGGACGCACCCCGTCGCCGTCGGCGGGCCGTCTAAGTTCAGCGGGGGCCGCGCAATGCGGCCCTCGCGCTTTGTTCTGGGAGACTTTAATGCTTTGGATTGACTTCGAGACCCGCAGTCGTTGCGACCTGACGACGCGGGGCGTGTACAACTACGCGCAGGACGCCACCACAGAAGTCCTGTGCATGTCTTACGCCTTCGACGACGAACCCGTCCAGACATGGACGCCTGACCAGCCGTTCCCCGAGCGGGTGCGGCAGTATGATGGACAGATCAGGTCGCACAACGCCGCCTTTGAGCGGCTGATCTTCTGGTACGTCCTGCAGATCAATTTCAAGCTAGAGCAGTTTTTCTGCACTGCCGCGCAGGCGCGGGCGAACTGTGCACCAGGCTCGCTGGAGGACGTTGGTCGGTTCGCCAGCGCGTCGATGAAGAAAGACCACCGTGGGGCGCAACTGATCCGTCTGTTGTGCATCCCGCAAGCTGACGCATCGTTCCGGCAGGACTCCGACCTGATGGCCGAACTGATCGCCTACTGCGAGCAGGACGTCCGCGCCATGCGGGCGGTCAGCAACGCCATGCGCGATCTGTCAGACGAGGAACTGGCTGACTACCATGTGAACGAGCGGATCAACGACCGTGGCGTGCTGGTGGACGTTGACCTGTGCCGTGCGGCCATCAAGTACGCCGCCGATGAACTGGTTGAGATTGAGGCCATCGTCGCTGAGGTGACGCAGGGCGAGATCACCAGCGTGCGGTCGCCCAGGATGCGTGAGTGGGTCTGGCAGCGCGTGGGCGAGGAGGCCCGCAAGCTGATGCAGGTCGATGACCGGGTGTCGATCGACAAGACCGTCCGGGCTAACCTGCTGACCCTGAACCCTGACCAGGTGCCGCCCGATGTGGCCGAGGTGATCCAGTGCGCCGATGACCTTTGGGCCTCTAGCGTGGCAAAGTTCAAGCGTCTAGCCGATCTGGCTGATGAGGAGGACAGACGCGTCAGGGGCGCGTTCGTGTTCGCTGGCGGCAGCGCCACCGGTCGCGCCTCGTCCTACGGCGCTCAGGTGCACAACTTCGCCCGTGCGACTGCCAAGGCTCCGAATGCCGTGCGGCACGCGATGGTGCGCGGTCACAAGATCGTGCCCGAGTTCGGTCGCCGGGTCACCGATGTGCTGAAGGGAATGCTCAGGCCTGCGCTTGTGCCTGCGCCGGGGCATGTGCTGATCGTAGCAGACTGGTCGGCCATCGAGGCGCGGATGAACCCGTGGCTGTCTGCCGAGCCGACCAGCGAGGTTAAGCTTGACCTGTTCCGTACCGGCGCGGATGTGTACAAACACAATGCGTCTGCGACCTTTCATGTGCCTGTGTCTGAGATCGACAAAGAGCAGCGCCAGATCGGCAAGGTGCAGGAGTTGGCCTGCGGTTACGGTGGCGGTATCGGCGCGTTCGCTGCGATGGGCCGCATCTACGGCGTGCATCTGCCCGAGGCTGACTCGCGCCGCATGGTGGACGCATGGCGTCGGGCTAACCCGTGGGCCGTGCGCTACTGGCAGGATCTGGAGTCGGCCTACACCCGCGCCATGCGGAACAAAGGCACGGAATTCAGCGCCGGTCGGGTGACGTACTATTTCGACGGTCAGCACCTCTGGTATGGCCTGCCCAGTGGGCGTATCCTCTGCTACCCCTATGCCCGACTGGAGACCGAAGGCGTGACCTATGCCAAGGCGTCATGGAAGCCTGCCGCCGATGCAAAGGAATGGCCTAGAGCGCGGCTGTGGAAGGGGCTAGCCTGCGAGAACATCTGCCAGGCAGCGGCCAATGATGTCCTACGGGCGACGCTGCGCCAGGTGAGCGCCGTCCTGCATGTGCATGACGAAGTGGTGCTGGAAGTGCCCGAGGCCGATGCAGAGGCCGAGATGACCCGACTGCAGGAAGTGATGTGCACCCCGCCCGAGTGGGCGCAAGGTCTGCCCTTGGACGCTGAAATTAACGTGATGGAGCGTTACGGAAAATGATTTTCCTCGACTGGCTGATAAGCCTTGCCCCGCAGGGCGAGACGCCGCTCATCGTGCGGCAGAAACCCAAGAACCCCCGCAGCTACCACGCCGACGGGGCGCTGAAGTGCACATGGCCTGCGTTCCTGCCTGACGCCTTGAGGATCAAGCCCGACCAAGCATGGTATGGCAATACCGCGTCCTTCATCATTGATCGGTTTGAGCAAGGCCAAGTGAGCGCCAGCGCGGCGAACTGCGAGTATTGCATCGTCATGGTGCTGGACGATATTGGAAGTAAGAGCGCGGAGCCGCCGTTAGCGCCGACTTGGATCATGGAAACCTCGCCGGGTAACTATCAGTGGGGCTACGCCTTTTCCGATCAGCCGACCAAAGCTGACTTCGCTGCGGCCATCGTCGCCATCGCTGAGGCGGGCTACACCGACCGTGGCGCGTGCAACCCTGTGCGGAATTTCCGTCTACCAGGCAGCGTGAACCTGAAGCCCGACAAGGACAACTTCGCAGCGCGGCTGGTCGAGTTCCACCCTACCCGTGAGTTCACGCTAGAGGGCATCTGCGCCGCTCTAGGGGTGACGCCTGCCGAGTCCGACGGCGCAGCGTACAAACCGATCAGGCTCACCGATACCGGATCTGATGACGTATTCGCATGGCTGGCCGATCAGGGGCTGGTGTTGTCCAAGCCTAACCCGGAAGGGTGGGCGGGCATCATCTGCCCGAATGCTGGCGAGCATACCGATGGCAACCCCGAAGGCCGCTACCTGCCCACCTCGCGGGCGTTCTGCTGCCTGCATTCGCACTGCGTGGATCTGGATTCAGCGTGGTTCCTGAAATGGGTGGCCGACCAGGGTGGGCCTGCTCATCAGGCCGGTCTGCGCGATGACCTGATCGCGTCCACCATGAGCGAGGCGCTCCAGCGCCTAGCACCATCTGATTTCTTTTCCGATGACGCCCAGAAGGTGATCGAGGAGGTAAATACACGCGAACTTGGACGGCTGGACAAGGCGCAATGGTGGGAGCGGTTCGCTTATGTGATCGACGATGATTCGTACTTTGACATGGAGAACCGTACCGAGTTGCGCCGTGGAGCGTTTAACGCGCTCTACCGGCATGTCTCGTGCACCTCAATCCACAATCAGCGCCGGGTGGAGGCGTCCATATGTTTTGATGAAAACCGCCAGGCGATGGGATCGCGCATCCTGACCGGTATCACCTACGCCCCAGGCGAGAGCGTGCTGGTAGCGAGGAATGGCGAGGTGTTCGGTAACCGTTGGCGCGATGGCCGTCCTCGCGTGTCCGGCGGAGGCGATGTCACGCCATGGCTCAAGCATTGCGAGAACTTGATCCCTGACCTTGAAGAACGCGAGCATGTCTTTAACGTGATGGCCTATAAGGTTCAGCATCCCGAGGTAAAGATTAATCACGCCGTCCTGCATGGGGGCGACCAAGGTTGCGGTAAGGATTCGCTCTGGGCGCCCTTTTTGTATGCCGTATGCGGCCCAGGCTTGGTCAATCGTGGCCTGCTGGACAATCAATCGCTTGAATCGCAGTTCGGGTATGCCCTTGAGGCCGAGGTCATCATCTTGAACGAGCTACGCGAGCCTGAGGCCCGTGAGCGCCGTGCACTGGCGAACAAGCTGAAGCCTATCATTGCGGCTCCGCCCGAAACGATTCCGATTAACCGTAAGGGTCTGCATCCCTATCAGATGGTCAATAGGGCACTGGTACTGGCGTTTTCCAATGACAGTGTGCCGATCAGCCTAGACTCATCCGACCGTCGCTGGTTCTGCCTGTGGTCTCATGCGCCCAGGATGAACCCGGACGATGCTGCGAGGTTGTGGCGCTGGTATAAGGCAGGCGGATTTGATGCAGTGGCCTCATGGCTTCACGCCCGTGATGTATCGGCGTTCAATCCAGGCGCAGCCCCTGCATGGTCGGCATGGAAGGAGGCCATGATCGAGAATGGCATGAGCATGGCCGAATCGTATTTAGTGAACCTCATCAGGAACCGCTCCGGTGAGTTCCAACGTGGGTTCGTCGGAGGGCCTTTCTACGCCGTCTGCGACCGTCTGCTAGGCTCTGCGCCGTCGGGTATTAAGATCCCCCAAGCCGCGCTTCTACACGCGCTTAAGGAGGCCGGATGGACTGATCTAGGCCGCGTAGGGTCGGCAGAGTATCCGACCAAGAAACACCTATTTGCCGATCCGGCTATCCTGCGCCAGTACAACAAGTCAGACTTGCGTAGAATGCTAGAGGAGCCGGCAGGGCCATCTAGGATGGCCGTGGTGAAATGACAAAAGGGGCCGCATGGTCCCTTTTGCTTTGATGCTGGCGAGGGTCAGATCGTCCAGATCGGGCAGGCAGGCAGATCCTCTACTTTGGCGCGGGTCGGCATGACCCATGCTCCGATATTGCCTTCGTGATCGAGAGACGCATACCCGCATCCAGTGCCACCAGGGCGCACTACCACCGGATCACTGCGCCCTTTGGTGCCGCCTCGGATAATTTGCGCCCCTTCATCAATACGGGCTAGATAGTGCGGATTGTATGGAACGTGTTTTCCGTCGTCGTCGCCTTTGCGGGCAACCCTGCGCCAGTCGGGAAATTGTCCATCTACTTCGGTGGCAATGAACGCGCCCATGCCTGTGCGGATCTGAATCTGTCTGCGGGTCTGGCCATCATATGATCCGGCCAGACTGGCGCAGTCGATTGCCATATCGGTGCGCTTGTCTTTCGAGAGGATCGAGAGGGTTTCCTGCGGAATGATGAATTGCGCCGGATTACGGGCAATTGAGTCGATTTTAGCGACTGCGATAATGTGGCCGCATGTGGCGACAAGGTATGCGCCGGTCGGGCCAATGTCCAGCAACATGCCGGTCAGGTAGTAGCGCACGTCTTTCTTCGCGCAGAAGATGGACAGGGCGGGGATAACGCGGGCGGGGACGATAACGGTTTGGTTCATTTTAGTTCCGATCAGTGAGTGCGAGTATCAGCGCCACGATGGCGCTGACGATGATGGCGACGATCATTTGATGATGCCTGCGGCCAGCATGGCCTTGCGCCAGTACTTAGCATTTCGCGCAGGATTCTCACGGGCATAGTGAAGGCTGCACTCGGTGTAATCGCCCGTTTCGTAGTCTTGTTGCGATTCAGCATTCAACCATTCGAAGGGTTCACCGCTCGCAGGGCTGCATGAGGGCATGGGGTAGTCGCGCATCAGGCGCACTAGTTCCCGAAAGCCTACGGTTTCACCGAACGATGACCCTTCACCCTCAGGGCAATAGTCTTCTTCATCATCTTCAGGCGCAGGATAAATAAATTCGCAGAAGGTAACTGTGAGCATGTTCTTTCCTTTATTTGATGATGCCTGCGGCCAGCATGACGAACACGGCGACAAAGCCAATGGCGCAGATGATCGGCAGGAAGCGCCCGATAGGGTCGTTCCAGCGGTCTACGTCGAGCCCGTGCCCGTGGTGCGGCCTGTACGCTGAATAGGTGCCATTGCAGCCCCTGCGCGTGGTGCGCTCGGGCTGGTAGGCTTGGCCGATTTTTACTTTGGGTTGCATGGTCTGATCCTCAGTAAACGCAAATGCCGCGGGTGTAGCAAGACTGGACATCGTAACCGTCGAGGAGATCGCCGGGGCGCATCAGGTACAGGGCAGCGCCGCGAGGGTCGGTCTGAATGTATGGGGTGATTGCAACCTCGCGTACAGCCGGCGCAGGGCTTGCCGCCCATACGCGGGTATTGCGATTGCCAATGACGCGCCCTAAGCGCTTGAGTGCGCCGCGCTCACGGTCTGCCATGGGTGTTCTACGCCCTGTGCGCTCGCTCTTCCAATAGGGGCGCATCGTTTCATCGTCGCGCTCGATGCACCCGCCGTCAATGCCGCATTCCATCTCATGCCACCTGCGAAGGGTGAACGAGATGCGGCGCAGGGTTGCCACTTCATTAGCAGTGAAGCCAAGCGAAAGGATCAGGTAGCGGTCGAGATTGAATCGGCGCAGGGTTTCGGCTTTGGTCATGGCGTCAGATCCTTTCGAGAATGTCGGACAGGGTTTCGGTTTCGAAGACAGGCCCGACGCACTCAAGGTCGGCATTGTGTGCATGCAAGGTAAAGCGAGCGCCACCGCTGTCGCGCATGTCTACGTCGGCATGTTCGACCCACAGTGTCAGACCGTCGTTGCGGGTCATGCGTACGCACGCGTCATTGCCCCATACGTTGCGGGTGCTGAAGCCGCGATGGAACAACACGCGGGGCAGGTCGATCTCAGGGAAGGCATCACAAGAAAACATGGTCAGGCTCTCCAAGTTGCGCGCCCCGAAGGGCGCAGGGTTCTGTTAGATGATGAATTCGGGGTTGCTTGCGAGGTTGTGCTGTTGCGCGATCGCCAGCAGTGCGGTGCGCTGCGAAGTTTTCATGGCGCTGCGGATCAGGGCAGACAGTGCGCGGGCAGCGGTGTCGGTCATGCCGTGCGCGAGGTAGCGCTGGATTGAGATGAGTTCGCGGGCTTGGGCTTTGTTCAGCATGTTGCTCTCCGGTAGGCGCGCTCGACGAGCGCATGTGCACACTGTAAGGCATTTGCTTGCACAGTGTCAAGCGTTTTCTTGGGTGTGGCGGTAGGCATGACGTTCGGCGGTTCAAGGTATCGGCGCGATCCCCTGTATTGACGCGGCACAGCGGGGCTTTTGGGCGTTTTGGGTATAGGTCTGTAGTTTTTTCGGCTAAGTAGTGATTTGACATAATGTAGTGTAGGGCGTGGGCGCGCGCCGACTGAAAACGGTATGCCCAAACCGCCCAAATGACCCAAGATCGCCCACCGCGCCGTCAGGCGCATGCTTTTGGGCGTTCTAGGCCATGCCACTAGCCATAGCCCAAAGCGCCCATCTGATAGGCGTTTTGGGTCATGCATTCAGCCATAGCCCAAAGCGCCCATCTGCCTTGGGCGTTCTGGGTCATGCACTCAGCCATAGCCCAAAGCGCCCATACCGGTCGGCGGTCGGCGGTCGGCGGTCGGCGGTCGGCGGTCGGCTCGATGCCGTGCGGCCAGGGCGCACTGGCGGGGGGGGAGGGCCGAGCCGACCGGCCAAACGTTAGCGGTGGGGCCACAAGAAATTTTTTTTATGCAAACCGCACAATGTAAGACATTGGCTATCTAGGCATACCTTTTTTAGTTAAACTTCGCGCATGACATTCAAAAGCCTTCCTTTGACAGTCAGACAGATCAAAGCGACGGAAGCGACGTTGGAGCGCATCTACGAAGCGGCGTATCTTGGTCTGAAGGGTGACTCGCTGGCGTTAGCAGCCGGAATGCTGCCGACGGAGTTCAACCGACTTAAAGAGCTTGACCAAATCGCCCATATTGCCGAACTCAAGGGCCGCGCTGACAGTGAGCGCGCCAACAGTCAGGCGTTGCACGCAGCAGCGGCGGGGGGCGACTCCAAGGCGGCGCTGGAGATCCTGAAGCACAGCCACGGCTGGGTCGCCAAGCAGGCGATCTCGGTCGAGGTCGAGCAGCGCATCAGCATCTTGGGTGCGCTTCAAGCTGCCGAGGGGCGCGTCATTGAGGGCGCGGTGACAGAGGTGTTGGAACAGCAGCCCGCTATACAACTGACGCATCAACATGCAAAAGCCGATCTACAGCCCCGATGACGAACAGACGCTGATGGCGCGTCTTTGGTCTGCGAAGATCAAGGACGACCCAGAAGCGTTTGTTCTTTTTGCGTTTCCGTGGGGCCAGGCCAACACGCCACTGGCGCATCACAAAGGCCCGCGCATGTGGCAGCGTCAGGTGTTGCGCGACATCAAGGCGCATATAGACAAGAACAAAGGCCAAGTCTCAATGGACACGCTGCGAGAGGCGGTGTCGTCAGGGCGTGGTATTGGCAAGTCGGCGCTGGTCAGTTGGCTGATCCTGTGGATGCTGACCACCCGGATTGGGTCTAGTGTGATCGTGAGCGCCAACTCAGAGGCGCAGTTAAGGTCAGTCACCTGGGGCGAGTTGACCAAGTGGGCGACGATGGTGCTGAACGCTCACTGGTGGGAGATCAGCGCGACCAAGCTGACGCCTGCCAAGTGGCTGACGGATCTGGTCGAGCGCGATCTCAAGAAGGGCACGCGCTACTGGGGCGCTGAGGGTAAGCTGTGGTCTGAAGAGAACCCAGACGCCTACGCTGGTGTCCACAATATGGACGGCATGATGCTGGTGTTCGACGAGGCCAGCGGTATCCCGGACGGCATCTGGTCAGTGGGGGCGGGCTTCTTCACAGAAAACATCCTCGACCGGTACTGGTTCGCGTTCAGCAACCCACGGCGCAATACAGGGTACTTCTTTGAGTGCTTTCACGCCAAGCGGGACTTCTGGACGACGCGCCAGGTGGACGCCCGCACGGTTGAGGACACTGACAAGCAGGTCTACGAGCAGATCATCGCGGAGTACGGCGAGGACTCCAGCCAGGCCCGCGTTGAGGTGTACGGCGAGTTCCCGGCGGCGGGGGATGATCAGTTCATCAGCCCCGCGATTGTGGCCGACGCAGCCGCTCGGCCTCGGTACAAGGACATCACCGCGCCTATCGTCATCGGCGTAGACCCGGCACGAGGCGGTGCGGACAGCACGGTCATCGCGGTCAGGCAAGGACGCGACCTGATCGCGCTGCATCGGTACCACGGCGAGGATACGATGACTGTCGTCGGACGGGTGATCGACGCTATTGAGGAGTACAAGCCGACGCTGGTAGTGCTGGACGAGGGTGGTTTGGGCTACGGAATTCTTGACCGGTTGCACGAGCAGCGCTATAAGGTCGTCCGAGGGGTTAATTTTGGCTGGAAAGCCAAGAATCCGATCATGTACGGCAACAAACGGGCTGAATTGTGGGGCACGATGAAGGATTGGCTGCGAA